CTGGACCACTTTGGGTCCAGGCTCAGTCACGGTGAGATTACAGACCTGCGGTCCCACTGCGTGGTGCTTAGCCCCCCAGCCCCCTAAAGGGGGAGAAACTATAAGGTTGGTGTGTGTTAGGGTTGTTTATTGCATTCTTCTTGTACGAGGGAACATTCTAGAACGGCGCCTGTAACGGGCACGTCTATTTAATCGCTGTCCGTCGTTTCTTCCACGCATATACGCGTATTGGAGGAGTCTTGCTAATCCGGCGCGACCCCTTAAACGTTGTGAAAATCTACGACCACGAAATACACGATCTCGGGCTCGATTGTGTCTCCAGGCTGGATATTGTGCTGTGAAGGGCATAGGCTACTTTCATAATGAAATTTAGGGCTGCGTGTAAGGTCATTTATCTCTGGCTTAAGTGTAAGTGTTACGTAACGGTTGAGCAATGACAAAATTATGGATTTGGGAAATGGTGGCGGAAAAACTCAAGGATGAATTTCCGATCGTCGGAGAGTTGCTTGGGAACCCGGCAACTTACCATTACGGGTATAAAGCTGCTAAAAATATTGGCAAAGTTGGGTACGATCAGTGGGGTATTGCTAGTGACGCCATGGAGAAGTGGCTAAAAGAACACCCAACTGGACAAAACCGCATAGATGCACAGAAAGCTAAAGAAAGAGAGAAGAATAAGAAAGATGAATATCTTATCCAACTCGAAAAACATCTCGAGTATAGAGAGCAGCGCAGGAAACAACGCATGAAAGCGTACGCGTCTCAAACTGCGACCGAAACNAAAAAAAAGAAAAAGAAGAAATCTTCTCTCCTTAAGAATCGGTCGAAATGGTATGTTGGTAAGCGTAAGAAACGGATGAACGCGTATTGGATTGTCAGGCAAGGAAAGGCTAAAAATAAATCATTTTATAATTAATGGCTTATCGTAAACAGTATAGAGGCAAAAGGCGAAGGCGTCGCGGTCGCGGTCGTCGCAGTTTGGCCTTCAAAATGAAGAAAATGATCAGCAGCCAGATGGAAGGTGCTCGTTCTTATAAGAAAGAAAGCAGGAATTTTGCTATTGAGTGTGCTCAAAACACTATTCAATGGTCCATTCCTACGGCTATCGGGACCTCTACTGATATTAGTGCTATGGTACAGAGCGTTTATAGTGCCGGCAACATCTATTCTGGTATTGGCGAGAGCGGGCATATTTCGGCGCCATATTCTGGCGTAGAGGAGAATTATAAGGTCGACATCTCGGGATACAAGGTTGTATCCCATTTCCGGAATATCGACACGCATCCAGTGTTTCTAACTATCCACGAAATCATGGCTACTAACACGTGCGCCTACTCTGCCGATCTGGCTAACGCACGTGWWAKKANYCATGAYACAACTGAACGAGGGATGGAAGATGCATAAGGCAGATCCTGTTTCGACCACTACTTCGMTATAYGGAGATGATACGATTTCAGCTACTGGGAGTTTCGCTGATAACTACAAATTGGATGTCTACTCTCAATTTCTGCACCCAAAGTCATCTCCGCTATTCAGGAAAACTGGAAAATACGTCAAGACGAAGAAGTATAAACTAAATCCTGGTGATGATGTGTTCTGGACTCTACGTATCCGTAATCGGGTTTGGGATCCTCAGCGTGACCAAGACGCGTACGCTGGAGGAGTAGGCACATCGGATGTTATCAAGAATTACAGCAAGGCTCTTCTTGTCAAGGTATCGGGTGTCATGGGGCGTAGTGATGCAGCGAATGAGGCAGACGTAATCGGGCTTCTCCAATCGGACGTGTCCATAGATACTCTTACTACGGCCAAATTGGCGCCACTGGTGTCTGCTAAGAAAGAGAAATATGAGGTCACAGACATTGATGATCTTTCCACAAAGACGATGGTGGCGGCTACTATCCATACAATGGAAGAAGATCATCCTTAATTAAAAATCTCGTTTAATGCAGCTTCGGTGATGTCATACTCCTGCTTGGGTAGTTCCTGCACTATTGAGAGGCGTCGGGCGAGCGGGGCAACAATGGACTCCATGCCGAACGGGGGGGCGACATTGCTGGTGATGTAGATCGTAGTCGCTCTCCATTCGGTGAACCCACCCTTGATAGGGACTTGCAAGGGGTACCGGTCCAGCAAGCGAAGCATAAATGCGGGAGAGGCTTCTCCTCTGAAATCGTCGATGAGGACGACGGACTCACCTTGGTATCCGTCAAACCATTGGAGGGTAGGATCGTTGCAGATCCATAGGTCGTCGGCGTGTCGTTCGAAAATCCAACGAGTCTTTCCCACGCCAGGGGCTCCCCAGAGTACATGGACGGATACATCGCGTGCTCGTTTCTTTGCGGTAACCAGTTGGTACTGAGCGATGCCTCGTCCGTAGCGAACAAAGGTCCCGAAGTGTTGATCGGCGACCTCGCGTAGTGGGGCTCCTCCGTCGAGAAGAGCCTTGACGGCTTCAAGGTCCATTCGCTTTCCTTGAGAGGAGGTTTTACGCGTTCCGTGTTCCTCGAAGGTTTCGTTACCGTCCTTTCGGCAATAGTCAATCGCCTCCGCTTGAGTTCCCTTTCGAAGCTCGAGGTGAGCTCGTCCGAGTCCGTCGAGCTTTCGTAGTCCTCCGAGTCTGAGCTTTGCGGCGAGTTCGAGGTAGCCCTGTAAATGAGGGGTTCCCGAGTCTCCAACCTCTCGGGAAAAACATACGTAGGTAACGTCTTCTGCCCGGTCGCAGAGGGTACGGCAATGGGAGAGCTCCTCGGGCGTGTAGTTGTTGAGTGTCCAACACCAGTAAACTCCTCTGGGTGTGGGCATGACATTTAAGATATGACCGGCCAGTTTGAATGAAAACGAAAAGAAGCGCGAGAAAAATATCTGAAAGCGCGCCAAAAACTGGTCCGGTCCTGAAGTGACTGAGGTAATACTT